TTGGGTCAATCTAGTGGCAGCATGCAAAGATTGTAACTTACATAAGGGAAATCGAACTCCCAAGGAAGCAAAAATGGATCTCAGGATCAAACCCAAAGAACCATCTTATGGATTCTTGTTTGAACACATGCTAATTACATTTAGAAAGAACAAAAATGCCTAATTACGCTTTTAAATGTGAAAAATGCAAACACTGCTTTGATGAAATGTTATCCTATGAACATAGAGATGAACCAATAAAAAAAGCATGTCCGCAGTGCAAAAAGAAAAAAATTATTCGTGATTGGGCTGCTTGTACCCCTTCTTTGGCCATGGATACTACATTGTCTCCAAGTAAAGTAGTAGGAAGTCAATTTAAAGAAGTAATTGATAAAATTAAAACCAGCGGCCAGGTTCCAAAGAGATTTCACTCAAAGCTAGATGAAAGTGCTAGCTTAAAAGCTGGACGGTTTGTTCGCTAAAAGAGACTTTAAAATATAAAAACTGTCAATTATATCCGTAACAGGATTGGTTAAAGATTTTTGTTCAAAAATTGATACCAAGTCTACTTTGGTCTCTTTAAGGAAAGCTTCGTACATTGCCTGTTTATCAGCGTTACCTTTGCCTGTGGCGAGTTTCTTGACGCGGGATGGCTCTACGACCGTCACAGGAACGGCGAGCTTATGGAGCTTGTATTTCAAGATTCCACAGTTCTCTGCTAAATTAAAAATTCGTCCATGAGAGCCATAAGAATATCCCTCTATGGCAACATCTTGAGCCCCCACACATAAACTTGATGCCCATTCAGAAATGGTGTCAAACCTTTCTGTATCATGTGCATATTCTTCAAATCCTTCACCGTTGATATTTGGTGCAATTTTTGTTGCAAATTTTTTGGTGTTGGTTAAAAAATAAAATGAGCAATTTTTAAAGCAAAATTCCTGCTTTTCATTATAAAGGCATATAGCTGGGCTAGTTATGGAATAGTCAATCCCTACAAGCATATAGAACATATATATTTATACCTTGGCCAGCAGCGGTGGTTCCTTAGCATTACGATGGGTTAATACTTAGAACGGCCCAAAAGGAATGCGTGGAACTGCCCACCGCTACTGACAAAAATATTTATATAAAAATCCTTTCCTTGTGGGGAGGATTTTTTTAATCAGGTCTTTGCATTGTTTGTAAAGGTCCAGACAAAGGGCCAGCTTTACGCTTTTTCTCTTCTTCTCTGTCTTTTGCTCGCTGGTTAGCAACTTGTAAAAACGTCGGATCTACTGCATAATCTTCGCCGCCGCCACGCAAGAAAGCATCACCCATCATTTGCTCGCTGTCGGAATACATTGGATTGTACAATGATGATGCAGCTTTTTTCATTGTCTGATCTCTTGTTGTTACGTCTCCCATTGCACCAGCGACATCATAAGCAAAGTTTGAAGTAGAAATAGGATCTGACATGAAAACTCCAGAATTAAATCCCATTGGTCTTGTTACATCAAAATCATTTTTCATTTGTGCAACACGTGTCTGACGCTCTCGTTGAGGTTTAATCACTTTGTCGCTATAGGCATCTTGGGCCACCTGCTGGGCATAATCGACATTTGATTGCAGACCTCTTGCTACATCTGAAGCGATTGATTTTTTTGCAGTTTTAATGTCTTTTGCTGCTCTTGTTGCATCACCTTTTTTTACGTCCTGTAACACATCTGAAAGAAAGTCTAAACCTTCATTTTCTTTTCCCATATGGGTCTGGAAGGCCAATTCTGCCTGTGATCTTCCTATGTTTGGATCTAATTCGGGAGCTTTTGCCCTGCCTAGAGATTTTTCAAGTTCAAATTCATAATCGGCAAATCTCGGATCACTTGTAATTTTTGATCTTGCCAATTCATTATGATGTTCGATTGCATCACCTGCTCTTTCAATTCCTCTTGCATTTACTTCCTGTGGATCAAGTCTATATGAAAATTCTTTTTTAATGTCATTTTTTATATTATCTGGCATCAAAGCCTCTATACTTGATGTCATGCGTAATTGGTTATATTTGTTTGATTTTTTTCTATTAAGTGCGTAATGTGGATTGTCTTGTAGTTGCCTTGATTTTTGAAATAGATGCTGTAATTCGTGTCTTAATGCGGAATTTTCTTGAGAAGTTGGAATTCTAATTTGTGCGGGAGAATCTGTATATATGTTGATTTTATGTGCATCGTTTGATAATTTGACTCCACCGGAATATTCTTTTTCTTTGGACAAAAATCGATAATCACCTAAAGTTCTACTGTCTTTTGGTTCAACAAATACATAGGTACCTATTCCACCGAGCGCATAGTTTGTCGATTTGCCGGTCTTTGCTAAATTTTTTCCTAAAAGATCTGCTCTTGTTCTGGAGGCTTGTATTTGGTCTACAACGCCTTCTACCAAAAATTGTTTAAATCTCAGCATACCAATATTTATAAACCCCCAGACTTTTGGCCTAGGGGTTTATACTTAGACTACCCCAAAAGGAATGCGTGGAAATATCCCACCGCTACTGACAAAAATATTTATATAAAAATCCTCCTCGTAATAGAGGAGGATTTTTACTTTTTTAGTTTTTAATTTTACTTTTTGCCGCGTTTTATCATATCTGCTACTTCTTGGCGGTATTTTGCCAAAGCATCCATTGCAGATTGCTGTGGTGTATTTGCCAATGCATTTCTAGCCTCTACTTCTTTCATAGAAGAGGGTTTTGTTCCCGGATGAACCCTATCAAAGTATTCCTGTGAAACCGTAGAAGATTTTTGTTGTGGTAAATATTTTCCATTCTTTGTTGGTACATATGAGAATCCAAACAATCCTCCCTGGCTTTCCGAGCCAGTTGTAAAATCAACACCTGTTCCAATTCCTCCACCAACAGCATTTTTATTTGGTGTTGGTTTTCCTGTTTGTGTTGGAACTGGGGCTGGGGTTTGTGTTGGAGCTGAAGGGGCTTTTGTACCACTTGCTGGCTGTGTTGGGGCTTTACCCATTCTAGCGAGCAAACCAGAAGCCATATCACTAATTTGTTTTGAGGACTGTTGGAAATTATATGAGGGCTTTTTCCCACCTGCTACTGGTGCTGGTTGACCCTGTGCAGGGGGAGTTGGAACATTTGGATCTCTTTGTAAGAGTGTTGGTGTCGCAGCCATCTGTCGTTGTGGTTTTGTTTCTGCAGATCTGCGCGTTCTGGTCGCTTCAACATCATTATAGCTTTTATTAAATTGTTTTTCTTTTTCTTGAGCTACAATCGCTTTGCTTACTCGTTGAGAAGGTTCCGTCGCTAAATCTCTCATTCGTTGTGATTTATTTGCAGCCATCAAATCACTTACTGAACGACCACTAGACTGACCTTTTCGGGTAGCCAATTCGGCCTGAATGTCTCTATATTCTTGAGACTGTTGATCGTCAGCTACTTGTGCACCAAATAATCCTGATTTTTTTATTTGTCTAGCACGGGCTTCCAAATCTGCATCAGATTGGCGGGGTGCATTTTGACCACCCGGAGTAAAAGTATATCCCGGTGTTTGTTCTACCAAAGATTTTAATTGATTTTCTAAAAGTTCAATTTGCTTTGCTAAAGATTCTGCTTTATTTTTGTATAAATTTGTAAGATAATTCATTTAATGAGGCCTCTTTGTATTTAGACGGATAAAAAATTCTCCCCTAAAAGGGGAAAATTTTAAACTCCTCCGACTGGGTTCGAACCAGTGACCCGAGAGTTAACAGCTCTCTGCTCTACCTGCTGAGCTACAGAGGATTGAGGATCAGACTATCTGGCAACCACCAGCGCTACAGGCATACTCCTTTGCTGCCTCAGTATTGTCTTCTGCTTCGTATTTAGAAAGATCCTTGAAGTTAACTTTAACTTTTGGATGTGCCGAATATGTCGCAGAATCAATTTGCTCAAATGGAGCCTGAGCGTATGTATGGCTATCACCACCGGGAAGGAACGAAATTCCTGTTGCCACATCAAAGTTTTCCCATAGCCACTGACCGACCTCAAGGAACTCGGAGTCCCTGTAGTTAACAGTGATTGATGGCTTGTGGTGGCAATAGTGTTCCTGATATGTTTTCCACAGATCCAAGTGATCCAATGCACGGAGATCTTCCGTGGTGATTGTTCCCTTGGGGGCCTTCATCGCAAATGTGAAGACCGCTGTGTTTCCTGGGTTGATAACATCATCTTCACAAGGAACGCCTTGATCCTTCATTAGATTGTAGATTGGGTCCTTCTTGTCAATGCGAATTCTGCGATAATAATAATCCGCATATCTTGGGTGTAGTCCTGATGCAGAATCCACCAAGCAAGAAGTCGTTCCCTCTGGCTTGACGCAAGTGATTGACTTGCTTGGGTTGATACCAAGCTTTTCTGCCCACTTGAGATTGGTTGCAGTTGCGTGGTCGCGCAGGGTTTCAAGTAGACGGATCAACTTTGGCTTGCCTTCAAGACCACTGGTAAGTTTGTTGTCATAGATGCCCGTCATGCTGACACCCAACAATCTTTCGTCTTCACAGTTCTTCTTCCACTCTGGACGAAGATATGGGAAGTTCGTGAAGGTAGATTGAACGGTTCCTATGATCGTGGCAATCTCAATCTTCTTCTTCAGAGTTGCTGCAGTATCATCGGGACGAACAACAACAGTTGAAAGATTGCAGAACTCAAATGGCTTGAGAATAATCTCCGAGCATGGGTTTGTTCCGTACTCACAGTTTTCATCTCGGCCCCATTTGGCTGCTTGCTCTTGTAAGGCTCTTCTGTTGATCATTCCACGCTCACCGCTGTGGCTGTTGTACAATGATGTCCACTCCTCAAGGAACTGACCCATTGGCGGACGACCACGGTACACAGCAGAGTTGTTTGCGTATGAGCGGAAACCAGCCTGCTCCCACCATGCACCACTCTTGCAGTGAGCCATCTCACGATCAGACAGATCGCTGAGAGAAATCATGGCAGAACGACGAACACCACCAACAATAACTGCATTGGCAATGGCACAGCAAATATCATGGCACTCAAGAGCAGTCAATTTGCGTCCTTGTGCATTGTAGAAAACCTTGACAAGGAATTTAAACAAATTGTCAAGAGGTGCTGGACCACTGGCGCGGCCACCAAATGTCTTGAGTCTTGCACCAGCAGGACGGATCTTGCTCAAGTCCCACTTGATGTGACGACCTGCATATAGATGATCCATCAAGAACTTGACTGCATTGCCCCAGCCTTCCTTTGAATCTTCAACAACGTAAGTTACGTTGAAGTGCTTCTCAATCTTGCTTGCAACTGTTGGAAGTTTGTCTGTATATTGTCTCTCAACAGAATAACCAACGCCAGTGCCATTCATGAGAACAACAAACAACTCAGCAAATGATTCAAGAGAATCAATAGGCAAATAAGAGCAGTTGTACAAACAAGTATTGTCGTGGTCCAATGCTGGTCCAGCAGTCATCAAACTACGCATGGATGGAAGAACCTCAAGATTCAGAATTGCTTCCTTTACATCAGGGCGTTCTGCAAGTTGAGGAACCTTGTTCGTAAAGTAATTCCACCAACGCTCTACGCATTCCTCCCAGCTTTCTCTGCGATTGTAGTCAGGAAGCCATCTGGAATAGCGCGAGATAAAAATAAACGATTGAAACGGTGATAAAATTTCTGCCATATTTTTAGACTCCTTTGATGGTGTCTTTATTTAGTTGTCAAAGTATGCCACGAAACAGGAAAAAGTGGAGTAATAATTTTGTCAATTGCCTTGGCATATTGTTGAATTTCCCATTGCGCATGAGCATCAATTCTCAGATTATAAACACGAGCAAATGCGTAAAGAGAACCAGTCCACACAAATTCCGTGTAAGTTCCTTGTGGAAGGATTGATCTTGCCTGCTCGGGGGCAACACCATCTTGAATGAGTTTGCTATAGAGATCTAGGCATTCTTTTGCAACAGTATCATACTCTTGGCGAAGAAGAATGCATAGATCCAAGTCTTCAATGGCACCGCTGCTACCTTGTTTTGCTCCATCGGTAGGAGCATTTCTCCACATGGGAGTGTATATTTCGGGCTCAAAAGTAACATAGCGCCTACTGACCTCATTCATCGTCAGTCCAATTTGATGTTTGCCTAATTGGGCACGAACAAAAATCGGACACTTAATTCGCAAACTAATTTGAGGGTGGCAAAATGGAGTAAAGTGATTGTGTGTTGCCAAATATGAAATAAGTTTGCAGTCTCTATCAGGTAGCTTTCCATCTTCAGTTATTTTGCTTTCTTTATTGAAAGAAACTCTAGCAGCATTGACCACACTGATATCTGATCCCATGTATTCAATAAGTTGTACGTGACCGTAATCTAAAACTGCAACTTTAATCTGATCCGCGCTTATTGCTGTCTTCGTCATCATTTACGTCCTCATCATTATCCACAAGTTCAATTCTAACGCCAGAAACTTTTGTAAAATCAGCAGCATACTCGCGTGCCCTGTGCCAAAGATCTGGATCCATTTCTTTTACATATTCACCAAAACGTTGTACAAATATTAAATAAGCCTCACTAGCTTTTAAAATATCTTCTTCCGATAAATCGTCGTTGTCATTACTCATTTTAAACTTTCTTCCAGTAAGTATACTTTATTTTTGCTTTAAGTCCAGAATAAACATTGTTTATCACTAATTTTACTGTCGTAGAATTGCCATAAGCGATGACCATATCATTGATGTCTTTCTTATTTATATCATCGGGCCATATGACCACGTTTCTTCCGGCATCAATGTATTTTTGAATCAACGAAACAATTTCAAGATTTCGCGGTTCATTGTCAAATATAAAAATGACTTTAGAGTTTTTGATCTTGCGTGGCAACTCATCTAGCCAACCAGCTCCTTGCATAGCTACTGCATTTGGTAAAAACATGGAATCGATTGGACCTTCGGTAACGTAAACAGTTGACTTAGGATCGACTTTATCCAGGTTATACCACAACCGTTCCTCTCCCTCACGTTTCAACGTAATGTAACGAAGCGATGGAGAGCAATCTTCCATAGAACGTCCCTGAACTCCAATAAGCTCGCCAAAGTCATTATAGAATGGTATGACGAGTCTGGCTTCACGTTTGCCATCCCTTTCAAAGGAGGACATGATCTTGCTAAAATCAGAGCAGTAATAAAAATTAAAATATTTTTCTTTTGGGATCTGTCGCGAAGCAACATATTTTACTGCCTTATGATCTGCATTGAGTAAGTCGAGCCTGACACCGAGATTGGTAAAGACAGGACTAATTTTTTTTTCCTGTGGTTTGACATTGAGTTCTGGGTTCTTGTCTTTGTACACTTCAAACGCATATTCTTTGCAGAGACTTGGGCTAATAGACTCAAGAACACCATATAAATTACAACAAAAGCCGCAATTGTGACATTTGTAAACATAATTTCCCTTGTTTTCAAAGAAATATCCCCTTGTCTTGGACTTATTTTTCTTTGAGTCGCCACATTTAAAACATCGGCATGTGGCTAATGAATCTTTTTTCCATTTAAACTTTTCAAGAGAACCGGAAACAAGATTCACATACTTCTTGTCAATATATATACTCATCCAGCATCCTCAAACGTCCAGCTGACGGCTTTGTTCTTCTTCTTTCCAAACTTTGGGTTAAAAGATTGACCATCAAATCCTGAAGCATAAGCTTCTTCGTCCGTATTATTTGAGTTTACCAGATTGCTGTTTGTATTGTCCACATCGTAGAACTTCATTTTTGATTTGTTAACACCAACCAAAAATTTTCGATTCTTGGTTAAGTCGTTGCCACGATTCTTTAGTTGTTTGACCATAATTTGACCTGCTTCGGCAAGTTCTTCATTTTCAATCAAGGCAAAGAAAAAGTCTGCGGTTTGTGGCAAACCAAAGCTTTCTGATGTGTCAGTCATTTCCATGTCGCTGCTCTTTGCACCTTCGCGGTTGACTTGAGTAGCCGTCCAGAGTGGAACATTAAACTGCTTGGCAAGACCGCGCAACTCTTCGGCAATTCCTTTGACATATGTATAACTGTTCATTCCATTTCCAAGCTTAAATCGCGCACAGGAACAAATGTTCAAGTAATCGATAAAAATTACGTCCGGAATAAACTTCTTTTTAATCTTTAACTCTTCAAGAAGGTTGCGGAAATGAGTTACATTGGCTGCGGCGGTTGGGTATTCTTTGATAATCAATTTACCGCGACATGTTTTCTTGAGATTTTCTACTTTGCTTTCATATTGCACAAGAGGCATTTGCTCAAGAATGTGCATATCAGTATCGAGCAGATTAGCGTCTATGCGTTTTGCAATTTCTTCTTCCGCCATTTCCAAAGTGATGTATAGAACATTCAAATTTTGAGATAAACATGAAGCGGCATGGTGGCATAGAAAAGCGCTCTTTCCTACTCCAGATGCTGCCATGACAACATTCAATGTCTTTTTGCGTGTGCCACCTCTTGTAATCTTGTTAAACATTTCAAGGTCAAAACCAATTTTTTCCTCTACACGATGATAATATTCATAACGTTCATCAACATCTTCCAGGAAATCGTGTCCTACGCGAGTGTCAAAGGACACGGACAAAGCTTTTGACATAATTTCTGGAATGGCATTTTGTGTCTTTTCTTTGTCCTTGCCTTCAATGATTCCAATGGATTCCATGATGCCATTGTAAATTGCCTTTTCCTTGCAAAACTTTTCAGTCTGTTCGACAAGCCAAATTGTGTCCGACTTCTCGCCCTCTTTGAACATGTCGTCGCTGATTGAGACACACTTTTTAAATTCTCCTTCACCGAGTGAAGTCTCACTTTCCAAGGATACCAAAATGGCATCCTTGGTTGGCAAGTTGTTGTATTTCAAGATAAACTTGGATACAATAGAAAATACCGTTTTTTCCGACTTATCGTGAAAGTAGGCTTCGTTAAGAAAGGGTACAACCTTTCTTGAATAGTCCTCGTTTAGCACAAGGTTTTTCAAGATTACTGATTCCATGGTTTTTATTATACTTTCAGTTTAGCTGTTGTCCATTATTGATCTTGATGAACGTCATCTTCTAGATCTACGGGATCTGGTTTTTTGGGTTCTACGCCACTTTCAACAATTTGAACAAAAATTTCTCCAACAGTGTTAGTAAAATTTTGCTCTTCTTTGTTAAAGTTTTCTGGTGCATTAACTATATCAATTTCCATATTGACGTGCAAATCGTCACTATCTTCTTTTAAACTTATTTTTCCAAATCGAAAAATAATGTCTTTATAAGGGCCCGCTGTAATTTTAATTGGGCAGTTTTGTGTGGGGTCAATGGTAACATCCTCCACAAATGCATACTCAATTTTGCTGTCCATATTTAAAATCCTTTTGAACTGCTATGTCGAGTTTATTTAGAATGTCCAGAGTAAAATACTTTTCCGGCTCATCATCAATGTTTTTTTCAAACACCTTTGATCCATCTGGCAATTCAATTCTAGTAGAAACCTTTTTAAAGATTCCGTATTTGATTGCAAGATCAGTGAGACCATAATACCTGCTGAGACCGGATGTATAATTTAGCCTTGTCTCAACCTGCATGTTTTCCTTGACAAAACGATTCTTGTAGTTGGTGCACTTGATAAAATTTCCAACAACACCATCGTCCGTCTTGTCTTTGCTCTTTGAGAGAGTAAGAATATTGCTGGCAGCATACTTCAAACCAATACCACCACCAAGTTCTTTGGTAGGTACATACGCACCGATGACCTGATATGTGTGGTTGGTGAGAAGCATGGGAATCTTTGCCTTTCCCAACTTAAGAGTTAGTACACGGAATGTTGCCTTGGTCTGCTGGGCCTTGGTCATGTCACGAACATCCTTGCCTTCAGCTGAATCAGTCATCTCCTTGCGGGTAGACAACATGCCAAGTGAGTCAAGAATCATGAAGACCGGCTTGCGATCCTCTTCGGGCTGCTCAAGAATGTCATTGACAATCTTAAGTGCCTGTGTCTTGAACTCTTCGATTGTGGCAACGGGAATGACCGCCACGCGCTCAGGATCAACACCCCGTGCAGTGAACATGTCGGATGTCACTGCTTGCTCGGTATCAAAATAAATCACAACACCGTCTTTGTGATCCTTTAGGAACTGGCCTGCAATGCCAATGGCGTAGAAGGTCTTTCCCGTTGCCGGATCTCCTGCCAAGCAAGATATCTTGTTGTTTGGTAAACCCCCGAAGATCGATCCAGACAGCAATGCATTCAATGCATACGAACCGGTATCGATGAAGCCAGATACATCCGCCCCATCGATACCTTCCGATACAAGAGTTGCGTCAGGATTATCGATTTTGCTTATTAGATTTTTTAGATACTTTGACATTTTTTGCTTTCTTAACGGAAAGTATAACACTTGCATAGTTGTCTGCAAGGTTGTTTTCATCAATTTCTATATTAGTAATTATAGGGGTGTCTTCAACATCAAGAAGTCTATCACCAATGATATAGCATGGACCGCCTTCAAAGTCAAATAGACCAGTGCCGTGGCGAGTATAAAGAGACCTGCCTTCGATTCGGTAACGTCCGTCTTCAAGAAGCGTAATAGTTCGTTCATCACCATATCTAGATTTAAGTTTCTTCACCATTTCTTAACACTCCTCATTTATAACTTTGAGCAGTTCGATCTCTTCTTTCAGATCTACAATCTCTTGTTCTAAAATTTTTATGCGCTCTATTTGCTCTTTAATCAATTTTTCATATTTAAAAATTTTTGACTGAAGTATATTTGCATCCACAACATCATGAACCAATTCTTTGCTCATGATTGCGTATTTTCTTTTGGGTTTATAGTAATCTTCGTATCCCATTTTATTATTATACCTCAAACAAAAAACGATTCAAGTGTTACTTCATTGCTTATTGACCAACCAATAGCCTGAAGAATATTATCCAACGGTTCTTTAAAAGTTTTGTCAAACTGCTTTGTACGGTCTATATACTTTTCTAGTTGAAATTCTTTTGGTGGTTTGTTAATAAAACCTATAACGGCATCTTTTCCACCCATACCATATGGGTTGGGAACCTTTACAAACACAAACTTCATCTTATCGTTTTCTTTGATTGGCTGGACATCCTTTGTGAGATCCAGTTTTTTCAAATGCGCATTGTGCAATAGTGCTGCCTTGGTTGCAATCGGAGTCCCTGTCTTGTATATTTTACCACTGTCTTTGTATTTTGCAAGACCCTTGACGCCCCGAGGAGCAGCGATGTCTTCTATTGGCATCTTCATAAAAGCATCATAAAATTCATCCACATATGATCGCAATTCCTCGGGGGTTTTGGTCAAGATAATCTTAATACAGTCTTTTAATTTATTTCTAACCACGGCTGGAGTGCTGCTACGCGCAGTCTCAAGACCCATGATCTTTAGCTTTGGTTCCTTGAATCTGATTCCTTCCAGATCCTGGAGATACAACGCATATCTTTTCTTCGCGATGAATATACCTGCAGATGCAATTGCCTCTCTCTTGAAGAATATCTTGTTCTCGGTGCAGCCCAGAGTATGTGCAATCAATTCCATCTCTTTCTTGAACTCTGGTTGGATCTTCTGCTCACAAACTTGGTCGATGAAATCAGTAACATCATCTATCTTTGTTTTGCTGGAAACCTGCTTTACAATTGCATCTAGATGCAGATATACGGAATCAGTATCAACAGCAATGACGTAATCTTTGTCTGTCTTGGTTACCTTCTGTATGTATTGATTCATGCAGTTCTCTGCTTTGCGAATAATTACCTGTCCCGTGACGGTAACCGCAGTAGCGAGTGCAGGAGATGAGTACACAAAAGCGGGATTGCCAAGACAACCGTACAGGCTGTTTGCGAGAATCTTCTTAACCGATTGCCGAACTTTGAGTGCCGCGATTCTCGGCAATAGTTTTTTATCTTTTTTCTGTTCATATTCCTTTTCCAGTTCAATCATCTTGTTCTTGGCTTCCTTGCGCTGATTGAATGTCCTTTCAATAAGAATTGGAATAAACCCTTTAATGTCTCTGGTGAACATTGAACCATTACATGCGAGGCATGCATTTCGGGACTCAGCATCTTCCAATAGATCCGGAAGTTTGTTTTTCTTTCCCTGCAAAAAATCATCTGCATTCAATGATGTATCGTCATTCACACATGTATCTGGTGAAATATTCCACTGCATTATGATTGAGGGATACAGGCTTGTTGCATCAAAGCTGACGACATTATTGTAGAACCCGGGAACTATTTCTTTTACATAAGCACCGACAAACTGCTCATCCTTGTCATATTTCTTCTTTAGGTATGGGATTATGTTTTGCTTTAGCAGATAGTCACAGCAGATGGTTTCCCAAATTCGCGTGGCAAAAAATACAGTGTCGTAAGTTATCTTTGCCTCGTATGCGATTGACACAGCAAGATCGATAAGTTTTAGTTTATCGTCAAGTCGTTCAACCAGGACAGCGTCTTGGATGTTATATTCTGCAAATTTTTGAAAGTTTTTTTTGTAAAACTCACGCAGTGAGCCATACTCGCTATAATCCAATTTTTGTGCATCCAGTTCCACCTTTGCTATATTTTGCAATGCATAGCTTTCTTGGCTGGTACCGGAAAACTTCTTATACAGATCCATGTAATCTAGAATCGTATAGCCGGGGAACTCATAAATTTTATAGTTCTTTCCGCCTATATCAGTCTCACGCATCTTCATCAAACCAAAAGGCAACCAACTCTGTATATCTTCCGGTTCGTAAAAAAGCAATGCCCTACCTATTATATAGGGCATATCAAAGAGCTTGATGTTCCACCCGGTTATGATGTCAACATCTTCTTTGGCCAGAACCTCAAATATTTTTTTAATCAATTCTTTTTCGGATGCAACCATGATCACCTTGCAATCTGGCAAGGTAACTGGAGTAAAACTTATTACATAGGTTGTACCGTTTATTCTTATGGTTATCAGATTGATTCTTTCGTTGGGTGAATCTAGATCTGGGAATCCTCCTTCTGATTCACACTCCAAGTCAAGATATGCTACCTTGATTTGGGAAAGATCGTATTCCACCTCAGCCGAATAAGTCTCCATGAGGTATTGAGTAATAAAATCAGTGTTTCCGTAAATCGGGCAATCATTTAAATCCCTGTATTGGTCTAAGAATTGACGACAATCGTAAAGGGTATCAAACCGCATTCGGTTTACCTTGACCCCATTTAGCGAACGATACTTGGTATCTTTTTCTGTCTTAATAAATAAAGATGGTTTAAAAGAAACAGTGTCCGTAAAACGTTTACCGGTTTTGTAACCTCGCACAAGTATCTTGTTGCCCTTGAGGGCACATGCCGTATAAAATTTCATGGAGTATTTTTTGCAGCCTTGTCAGTCAAAATTCCCTGTAACAATACCATGTAGTTAATCACATCGATAATGCTATCTTCTACCGTCTCGTTTCCAACCTTTAATTCCCCTTTTTGCAAAAAGGTGGAAATACGAGAAATTTTATCCACGACCCGCAACATGAGTCCTGACTCGGCAGTGGCAAATCCAAGTACTTCCCCGCGTTTAAAATTAGCAAATGGGTCTGAGCCGGTAGCATAGTCTGCGGATTTGTGTTGGACGATAATTAAGGCTCTGCGGCAAATTTCTTGGTGTAATACAAATAATTCATCTCTCGTCATAGTAAAAACACTATGCCTTAAAGATAAGCCCTGTCAAGTATAAATATTAAGACACGGAGTTTTTAATGGATTTACCAAAAGTATTTGAAATTGCAGCATATTCAGTAGCTGGGTTATTTGGCTTTGGATACGGAATTAAAAAATTTTGGAAATCTGGATTCAAAACAGATAATTTTATTGCAATTCATACAGAAATCCACGAATTGCTTACGGAACTCAGAGTAAACAATAAAGCCATGCGTGTATCCGTTCTGCAATTCCATAATGGAGAATATTTTATGGATGGCATTTCAATGCGGAAGTTTTCAATAACTCATGAATCTTCGCATAAAGGTTACATTTCTCAGTCTTTAAAATTTAAAAATGTTTTGTGTTCTTTGTTTATTCCTCTATTAAACAAAGTATTGGAGAATAAATCAATTATCCATCATGTTGATGCAATGTCAAATTCTTATGCCAAACACTTTTTTGAAGACGAAAATATATCTCACTATGCGTGTTTACCGCTAAGAAACAAAAACACAAACATAGGGTTTGTTTTGATACAGTGGCATTACGATTTTCCACCAAACATGGAAAACCAACACGCTACGATGGAGTATTTTAGTAACATTCGCGATTCAATAGAAATTCAACTTTCTTATCAAAAAAATTGAGGTATTAATGAGCGTAGAACTATTATCACTAATTGGTGGAGGATTTACGGGATTTTTGTTTAAATACTGGGCCCAAAGAGCTCAAGACCAAAAAGAAATTTTTGAACGTCTCATTAAAGCCAATTCCCAAACTACAGAAAATCAAGATAAAGCCGTTAAGCGCGTTCCTTTGGATGTCGGAAGAAACGTAAGACGGCTGATTGTTTTGACTTGTTTATTTGCTGTTGTCGCTGCTCCTTTTGTGTTGCCTTTCTTCGGTATTCCCACATTTGCAGAATTTGAGCAAAAACAACCTGAAAGCATATTTGGAATGATTCCGGAAACCACTCGCAGATACTTTGTTGAAATTCCTGGGTATTTTTTGGCTCAAGAAAACCGCCAAGTTTTGCTTGCTGTTGTTGGTTTTTACTTTGGTACATCGGTTTCGGGAGATAAACCATGAGATATTTGATCACACTCATTTTGTTTTTATCTGCTTGTACTGAACCAAAATTTGTGTCTTTGACAGATAACAAAGGAAATCCTATTCATACCACTACACCTGAAATTTTCTTTTCAAGTCCAAACCAGACTTCGGAATGGAGTTTTTGGTATTTTATAATTTTGGCTGGCATACTGTGGTTAGTGTGGAAAGAATTTAAAAATCTCAAGTGGCCAAAGCAATCCCAAAAAGAAGATAAATAAACATACGAGGATAACATGGGCGTAAAGAAGCAAATGGACACATTTTTTGCCAGTTTAGGTGAACAAACTGGGTATCGTGGAAGACTTGTAAACACTCCAATGGGACCATTCCGCTGGAATGACGTTATAGAATTATGGGAAAATGTCAACAATGGAATGGTATTAAACAATATTTCATTCATGGATGAATTTGCCATGATGGATTATAATACTATTGGTGGTGGTGAAAATACTTTAAATATTGTTCCAGTTGTTATCAATTTTACTTCAGCAATTTTTGATTCACGCGTTTCATTTACCGCATCTTCACCTGGAAGTATTATAAATTCAAATGGTTTTTTAGATTATGCACCAAATAATATTATGTTGTTTAGTGCATGGCCACAATCAGGTGGAACCTATGGTTATGGTATTTCCAACCAAGTAAGTCATACTTTAATAGATGATGTGGATGGAATTCCTCAAAATGCTGCAAGAATTGCAATTACACAAGGAGGAAGTAATGCAATTAATACAGACAGGAGTACTACATTTCCACACAGAGGTACAAAGACTATTAGTTTTTGGATTCGTGGAAATACTGCAAATGATAATCCAGCCTATCCTGCAAATGCTAGAAACAAAATTTCGGTAGGATGGCGATCTAGTTCGATTGATGGCCCCTTTGCTCCAATAAATAATGGTTCTAATAGTATTTTTGGCTGGTCATTAAATGGCTATGCTTCGATAGCTGGGTTTACGAGTGGAATTACCTTAGAAAGACGACCTGGTGATCCTTCCAGAAGAAATGTATGGGATGTAAATGGTCTTTCACCAACCTTTTGGACTAAAGTAAGCATAACAAGCCACGACAATCCTTTGGCTTTATTTGCAATTTATCCAGGCTCATTGGACAATGTGGGAGCTTGTGGAAATACATATACATTTGATTATTGTCAATTTAATATGAGTTTTGGTAGTTTTAGTGGATATATTCCAACCCGAAATGAAACGGGTGGATTTAGTTTTTATCCACGTATAACATCTGGACCTACGGGGGGGCCTGTTTTGGGATTATGGCTGGAACCTGATGTAACCAATTTGCATAGAAACAGTGCAAACTTAGGAACAGCTGGATTTACAGTTGGAGCTGGTTGGATTCAAAGTCGTGCTGGTGTTACAATGACATTAGAAACATTAAGCCCCCAAGGCGTTTCTAATGCTTATAAATTATTTGATAACGATGGTTTTACCGCTGGTACCGTACAAACTCACAGAATTATAAGTTCTTCCATAAATCAAGTTTCTGGAATTAGTTATTACACAGCAAGTGCCTGGTTTAAGGCAAATCCAAATGCGGGTGGTTTGACTAATGCATATATTGCTATCGCTGACAGCAGCGAAGGAAAGTTTGCAAGAGCAATTTTTGATTTACAAAATTTTACAATTGGTAGCACATTAACATCCGCAGCTGGCATTTCGTTTATTAACGACAGCATTGGAATCGAAAGATATGATAACGGATGGGCTCGTTGCTTTATGAGTGCAAATTGGTGGGGAAATCCCGGTGCCGGATCGGTATTGTTGGTGTCGCATTACGGACCAGCTATAAGTAAAACTGAAAATTCATATCAAGGAACTCTTGGCGCAGGGAATACAAATTTTGTTTATATTTATGGTCCTCAATTGGAAACAGGTTTATTTCCAAGTGCATATATTCCCACCGCAGATACTGCATCAATAACAAAAAATGCCGAATCGGCTAGCATTGACAGCATTGATTTGAAGGGTAATAATAATTCCTATACTCTTTATAGTTCTTGGTATACCAAAAACATCAAACTTGGAAGTACCGGAGGATTTACATCCGCACCAGTGACGTTGTTTAACACCGCGACACCGGCAACATTTATTGCAAGAAACGAACTATTTTTGTCGCCAGATTCTTCAAACCTATTGGTGCATAGAACTGCTGCTGGAATAAGCCTGGCCAGTGGAACGATGACTGTTCCAACTATAACATTAGCAACTCCAACTTACGGTTTCTATACCAGACAAGGTCAAAGTTTTGTGGTTGAAAATAACGTATCGTCCCATTATATGGCCGTAAATGGTGCTACTGGTGCAAATTCTGGAACCACTGCAGCAGGGTCTACTATAGGAATTCCAACCAAAATTTCATTTACGAATACCAATTTAGTTGGCGCTTCGTTCTTACCGGGAATTATATTGCAAGGAATTACTTATATTCCTACATCTACAACTCAAGAAGTTTTGAGGCAAAATACGACTTAAAAAATACCTGTACTTCCAAACCCACCAACCCGATCAGATTTTTGATCGGGTTCTTTATATACTTCTTGAAAATAGCACTGTTCGTATTCTACAACTTCAGCCTGAGCAATTCTATCTCTGTCATAAATTTTAATTGCATCCGTTATATTGGTATTCAAAATTATAATTTTAGTTTCTAAAGTATAATCCTCGTCCACTATACCTTCGCAATTAGCCAGCGTTAAACCGTATTTAAGGGCCATGCCTGATCGGGGGTGCAGACGGAGGGAATACTGCTCGGGCACGTTAAAAGTCAATCCTGTGCGGATTAAAGCCCTTTCTCCTGGCATAAGGGCAATAAAGTTCTTTTCATTGGAGGAATCGTATTCCGGGAATACTTCTGTAAAACTTTTGCCTTGATAAATTTTAATTTTTTCGTTTGTTGGAATATATGCAGCCAAGTCAAAACATGCTGCCATACGCGTTTGAAAATTTGGATCTACTACATCCGGTGAGTGTTTAAAATATTGAAGAATCATAGATTGATGATATCACAAATAAATTAAAAGTCAAGGCCAACAGATATACTGAACTGCATCACATGCTGATATTCTATTTTCTTCAGTTCCATCCCAAATTATTGCTAAAATTTGTTGCTCTAAAGAATTTGAGATGTTTCTAACGTATTGAATACTATCTTTTATTTGTTGCGTTTCTGTATCGGAAAGTAATCCAAGAGCAGCATTTCTTTGTTTGTATTCTGGAGCAATTGATAAAATTTTTTCCATAGCTAGATCACGAATTAATTTTAGTTGTGCATCAACACACATCGAAAATATTCTATTGTCTACGATAATATACTCACCAGTTTCATTATTCATTATTTGTTCTTTAGATATAGTCATAAATTAAATTCCATATTCTAATCTTATTCCTGAATAATTTCCAACTATAAAATCAACAAATGCAAATGTGACTCCAGCAGATGGCAGTGATGTTGGCAATGTAAAGCCAGATGTATCAGCCACTGGATGTAGATTCATATATCCATCACTACTTGCAGCTGAACCAAATACTGGCATTAAACGTACTTTATTGTAAGCATATAAAGTTGGTGTTAAACTACAACATGCACCAAGATAAAACCATCCAGGATTAACAGTATAATTTACAGAACTTACAGTAGTTTGAGAAAAATTTCCTGCAACTGTAGTTGAGGTAGATGACCATAGTAAGTCTTGTGGAAATCCTGTTGTTGGATTGGTGCTGTATATGCCAAAAAAAGCAGATCCCGTAGATCCAGTAGTATGTGTTTGCATACGAATTGACTGTATTGTTCTTGGCACGGGAGTGTAGAATAAAGAAAAATAAGTTCTGTTTGCTCTAACAGTAAATCCGGTGCTATCTCTATCTACAGCAAAAGTGGATTGATAATATTGAGTTTTTACTTGATATGTGGTAATACCATCTGGAAACGTATATGTTCCTACTGAGGTAGTAACACCTGGGTTTCCTCCTGCTAAATTATAGGCAGAAATATTCCCCAAAATTGTAATTCCAGAAGTACTTATCCCATTTGGAGCAGTTAATAGTCCATAAATGGTTGCAGAGGCCTGGGTTGTCATTCCGATGACAGCGGTATTTGATCCCAGTCCCACAGCATTTGCTCCAATAACAATTTCTCTGCTTGTTGTTGCCGAACTCGCTCTAGACAAAGCTCCAATAAAAGTGCAGTTAGAACCCGCTGAAAAACCTGAAACTCCATTGGCCAAATATGCACCGGCTTGTATACCTATACCGACATTATTGGACGTTGTTATTAAACTAAATAAAGCTTCTGTTCCTACAGCTGTATTTTGAGCTCCTGTCCTTAAGAAATATAAAGAATTTGTACCAACACTAGAATTATAAGATCCAGTATCAAGAGATATCATGGAATTGTAGCCAATTGAAGTATTGGCTTGTCTAAAGTTTGATGTGGATCCAAACCCAGACTGATAACCTATTGCAGTATTGGTAGATGAATTTGCTCCTAGACGGTATAAGGCACTTGTTCCTATTCCTACGTTGCCCGCTCCGGTCAAAGTAGCCTGTGATGCGGCTAAGTTTCCTATTAAAACGTTGTCGCTGCCTGTTGTAAGAAACTGTAAACTATTGGCACCAATAGCAACATTTCTTTCTCCAGTGGTACCTGAATTCAAAGCTGCTGCACCAAAGGCTACATTGCTTGATACGTTTCCGGACCCCAATCCAACTCGCATGCCGTTTACGTTAATATCAGACAGAAATGTAGCTCCAGAAGCACTTATCCCATTTGGAGCAGTTAATAGTCCATAAATGGTTGCAGAAGTTTGTGACGTATTACCAATTACAGCTGTGTTTGTACCAAGTCCAACAGCATCTGTACCTATTACAATTTCGTTTGCCGCACCGTTTGCACCCCCTCTGCTTCTATGTCCCACATAAATAGAACGTGCGGTATTACTCAGAGGAGATGTAGTTATACCAACATATCTTCCGGCTTCCATACCCAAAGCGGTGTTATTGGATTGAGTTGTTATATTATGTAAACTGTAGGCACCAACGGCAGTATTGTTTGTGGCACCATTGGTAACACTAAACAAAGCTCTTGTTCCAACTGCAACAGTTGCTTCTATGTAACCATTATTAGAAAATAAAGTATTTGAACCAATTGCTGTAGTGTAATATGGTTGGGAGCCTGCTGCACCAACTAAAGCATTATAACCTATTGCAGTATTTTCTCCACCAATGGCATTTCTACCTAATGAGGATCTACCCACAGAAACATTGGATCCACCCGTTGTAATGGTCTGTCCGGATCCAGCACCAATAGCAACATTATCACGAACACCCAAACCAATTTGATTTAGTAGTGCACCACCACCTATAGCAACACTATATTCACCACCTGTATTTGATCTTAGTGTAGCTTGACCCAATGCAACATTATATCTTCCTATTATATTGGAAGAAAGAGCATCTTGTCCTATGGCAACATTAACATCACCCATTGTATTGACTGCTAAAGCACTTTCTCCGATTGCAACATTGTTTGCACCAGTCGATACCGCTCTTAATGTATTAAATCCTATTGCAACGTTGCTTGTCACTCCAGCAAAACCATTACCGAGTAAAATTGTTCCGACACGTATATCTGAATTAAAAGTTCCGCCCGATGCGCTGATTCCTTCAGTAAAACGTGTAAGCAAACTAAAAGTTCCACCAGCAGAGCTAATACCGGTATTTGCGCTCAACAAACCGGCCACAGTAATAGAGTCTGTATTGGCATCTCCAAGATTTACGTTTCCATTGGCAATAAAGTTTCCATTAACGGTTAGTGTAGACCCAGAAGGAATTGTAGTATTTACAGACAGTGTAGCACCAGCAGCACTTATACCGTTAACAAATAATATCAGCGGATCAAATTGAATTGGACCCGCATTGAGAGCGTTATCCGAAGTTCTTATAGTACCAATTCTAACACCAATACCAGATGTTGTACCATCGATATATGTTCCAAAGTTTGTGGTACCAGCAGGAATGGGAATAAAATCTATTCTTCCATTTACAGTATTGCTTATCAACTCATTGTTTGCCAAAGCAATATTTGCATTAAACGAAGCTGTTTGGCCATGAAATGTCTGATTAGCAAAACTTACTCCACCAGCTGCACTCAAGCCAGCATTCATTATTTGTTGAACGCTGAATGTATTTCCTTGATTTGTGAATGCAACGTTAGAAATCGCTCCAACAGAACCGTTGATGGATGTTACACCTGCATTTATTACAGTAACATTGCCGGTGCCACCTGTTGGGCTAATTGTTATTCCAGATCCAGCACCAAGTAAATTTACACCTTGTATAGCACCAGTATTACCATTAAAACTCAAAACTCCAGTGTTGCTAAAAGTTAAAGTTTGCCCAGAAACATTTATATTAATTCCATTACTTCTGGTAATTCCTACGATACCAGTTAAACCACTGATAGAAATTACATAAGGACCTGAAATACCAGAAGTGCCAGTAGATGAAATTGTTATGGTATTTCCAGAAGAACTTAGCGTTATTCCAGTGCCAGATTCTAAAGTTACGCCACCAGTTAAACCATTTAGCTGAGTGACTACATTGCTTGCAGATGGATTATAAGAATCCCATGCCGTGCCGTTCCATATCCAATAACGGCCACCAAAGGTGTAAATTTCGTTTACTGCGGGAGATGGAGGAAAATCTAGTGGCATGTATTAATATTTATATGATTTCAAACCATGAAAAATCTACCAAAACTTTATCATTATTATTTTTTCCGGTAGCTACAAATGTAATAATATCACTTACCCCAAGCTGCGTTCTTCCAATTTGAAAATTAAAATTATTGGCTTCCCCTATTGTAGCTAATCCATTGTTATTAATGTAGCCACCGACAATATCAGTTGCTCCGGTAAGTCCTATAGTACCATCGTGGATTATGTAATCAACATTTCCATTATAATGTGTGGTCCATGTTGGCGTACCACCAGTAAATGTTCCATTAATATCTATTCTATAATGAATCCAAGAATTTGTTGTTACTATTGCGCTTATATTGGACGGAACTACGATGGCATCTAGTCTATTTGGGTTTAAACGAATTGAAAGTATCGGATAATATGTCCCCGAAAGAGCTAAATTTACTGGATTGGCATCAGTAGAAACATTATATCTTTTACTAAATCCTTCAAATCCAGCTTCTGACATCACGCTTGAGCAAATCTGGCGCATCGTACTGCTTTCTGTCTGCCCAGATGTATTTTCAAGTTCATATCTAATAGGAAGACATGCTGTCGTCATGTATGTTGTTGGATGCACATTATCGTTATGAAACGTATGTGCTATTACTGGTTTTCCATCAACAAAAAATCCTGTTCTTACGTCACCTACACCAAGCCATTCAATGTCCTGCCAAAAAATATTTCCTTTTGTAACATCCAAGGTTCTTCCAGAATCTCCCGTTCCATCAAATTTATCGCCATTCCAATCAGCTTGGTTTATAACCGTAGTTGTACCAAGTGATCCAGAAGCTAAGCATATTGAAAGTGTTAAGCCATCTTGTTGAAGATAGACGCCGTTATAAGGAGTTGCACTTGTGAATCCACCGGTTACTCCAAAATAACCTACTCGTTGACGCAATCCTGCTTTTGGCTGATTCATTGCAAAAGTACTGACTACCAACAAAGATTTTCCTGGCTGATATGGAAATACTCTTTTGGTTTCTGAATAAATTTTAGATCCAGCTGTAATTCCAACAGCCAAGGAAACTGTGCTCTCAGACATATTGTGTGAATACGTTCCACCAGTTGCGCCAACATAATTCCATTTATCGTTTATCTGAAATCTGTGTTGGCTGTCAAATATGGTAAATGGCTCGCTAACCTTTAATCTGTTAAAAGCATCAACTGCATTTCCCTTAAATCCGACAAGATCATTGAATAGGTATGACATTATATTATTCTCCAGCCGGATCTGTAGATAAAATGCAGACCAGCGTTATCTAGGTTAATTATTGCGG